TACTGCCCCCACACATACGCTAAGTTAGGCGCTGTTTCAATGTCGTAATACAGTATTTTGGTCATATACCATTCTAGGGGACAGTTAGTAGTCGAAGGGTGCATACCCCTTCCCACCAGTTGCCATCGTCAGATAATTTCTCTGCTGACATAGCAATTTGGTCAATTACGCAAGTATCAGTTTGCGAACCTTCTTGATACGTTATGATCTCCCGATTAGCCATAGCTGTTTTTAACGCACTGTATTCAGCTTTCGTATCGTACCCAATAGCGGAACCTCTACCTCTAGACGTAGCGACCCTTGTCTTAAGGATAATTGGGACAATTATTTCATCTACTCTTGTAGGCGCAGGGAACGCTTGGATTCTCCACGATTCAATAATGGGACCAGCAGTTACTACTGAGTCCCTAGTTAAATTAAGTTTTACTTTGAACGCTTCAGATAGTTCAGGGACAAGCGTCGTAATGTTCGTAGCAACCTTGTTAGTTAAGTTAGCTGTTGTGACGCTAACGTTCTCATCGTTCGTAACCGTTGCTGTTATTGAACCACCAGCGCTAGACGCAGCACCAGCATACTGTGTGCTACTGCCACTGTACTCTACGCCTGATTCACTGTACTGATTGTTTGTAGCTGACAAAGCTGACGGAGCGTAACGTATTTCAATGTTCCGCAACACCTTATCAAACTGACTATTCCAACTCACATCACCAACCGTTAACGTGCCAGAAGCGACTAACTCTCCAGTAGATTTTTCACCCTGCACACCATTAGTAGAATCAGTAAAATACGTTTCGCCTAAAGCCCTAGCAATAAACATGACGTTACCTGGCGAAGCATCAGCCCCACCAGACGTTCCATCCTTGACTGACACTACATCTGCTGCCCAAGCAGGAACAAGCGTTTCAGTAAACCGTGACAAATCAGCTCGATACACTTTGCCGGAACCGCCACCAAACCATACGAAACGTTCATCAGCAGCCAAACTAAATACTTGTCCCACATCATCAATAACAGGACCATACGTTACTGATCCTGACCCTGCATCCATAGCAGCAATACGCAAACCCTTAGTAGTCGCTAACGCAAGAATACCAGCGTAGGAAACCATGTCGTTTATCTTTTCTCCTCTAGGCAATTCAGCTACTTGTTGTGGTTCGTCAAGCAAACCATCAGCAGCAGCTACAGAAATAAACTTAATTGAACCTGTATCGTTTGTGTTTTCTGCTGCGTAAAAACCTACTGGACCTGAACACACAGTAACCCATGTGCCAGCGTGCGGTAAATCATGGTCAATGCTGCTAGAAACCTTGTTACCATTTGATGCTATTTCAGAAATATTAGAACCATCTAAGAAAAACAATCTGCCACCAACAATGCGAATAAAGTCAGGGTTTTGCGAACCTAACGACGTAGGCTGACTAGTTGAACCGACAGCAACAGTAGCAGCAGCTCTGTTAGAGCCATACGCAATAAATACATTTGTGCCGTCAGACGCAATATCAGTTATTGCATGCGGACTAGCCAAAGCTGTAACCGTTGACCAGTTCACATCAGCGTCAGCAGAGTTAAACGAGTTAGAAAAATACAAGTTAGTTCCTTGAGCCACATACATGTACGACCCAAGCATTTTCATCTTCACATCAGTCCACGCAAACGTGTCATTCTTAGACTCACAAATAGGCAACAAACTAATCTGCCCCTCGGTCCACACATCCACACCAGACGAGGCACTAAACCTTGCTCGGTTAGAATTAGCATGATCGTAAAACGTTTGCCCAGCACCAAACGACCAATCAGTCTGCGACCTCAACCAAAACTGAGAACTTATTGACTGCTCACCAGGCTCGTCAGACGAATCCCTTTGCTCACGCAACGTAGGAATAGTCGTTCGACGATACTGCTCAACATCAATATTGTATGAACGTGCATCAGCATCTATCGTTAATGTAACTGGTAGCCGTTCAGCTCTGTGAACCATTTACACCCCTCTATAGAAAGAGTTCTGCGTTTTAGTCCCCGACCTCATCCAATACGTTGGATATTGCTGATCTAACCTAGCAGCTTCAGCATTTATTCTAGTATCACGCAACGCTCTAAGGTCACGCATAGAAGCAGATATAGCACCGGCAGGAACCTCATCTGCTCTACGACTAGACCCTTGCTCATCTATAAACTCACGCCGTACAGGTCGAGTAGACATTAACCGTAACGCTGCCCCAACTGACGGCAAATCATACGCTGATGAATGCAAGCCAACAGTACTTAACGCTGATGACGTAGCCGTTAACGCAGTAAATCCTGTCTTGTATTGGACTCTGACTTTCTGCCCGGAGTTAGCGTCATCATGCAGAACCAAAGCATACCCTGATGCAAATGAAGCGGTATTGCGATCTCGTCGCAAAGTCCACGCAGGCAACACCGGCTCAGTATTCTCAGAACCATCATCAGTGTACGTTACTTGGTACACAGTCAAAACGTCGTCAGTTACGCCAGCAAGGTCGTATCCATCTTGAGCTATGTTGTAAGTAAACTCAACGGTTTTCATCTGATACAAACCATTTTGAGGCGATGACAAATCAGCTAACTCATCGTTAATAGCGTTTAACACAAGCTGTGTAGGAAACTTAGGGTTAACAGTGACTAAATCATTTGTGCTATGCGAAGCAGCGGTTGTGCCTCGAAAGCCACGCTTGACAACAGCGTCGTTAGTAACAGCGTTAACACTAAAAACGTACATTAGCTCAGTGCCTACTTCAATAATTGATCCTTCAACAATGCTAGAACTGTCATAGGTGAACCCTACGGTCGTATCACTTGTACCTAAATCTGCTGATAACTGGTCATGTTCTTCAACATAATCAGTTAACAACAAGTTCTTAGTTTCATCTATCCACGTTTGAGCAGTCATCCTGCCTCAATACTATTCATAAGTCTTTCGCTTTCTTTCCTACTCGCATCACTAGAATACAAACGACCTGCCTGAATCTCGCTCTTAGTCTCAGCATGCTTCTCTAAATGCGCTGAACCATTAATAGATTTAGGTTGCAAACCACTCTTACGCAAACGCTTATACGCAGACATATCAGCATCTTTAGCTTTCTCAGCTTTCTTCGTAGCGTCTAAATCAATCACAGAGTTACGAGAAGGCATAGCAGAAGGCGCAATGTTCACACCTGAAATAAGTTTAATCATTGCCTGGCCACAATCAACGCAATGAAACGAATGCTCATCATCAAAACCATGTATTATTTCCTCAACGTTTTCACATCTGTTGCATTTATAGTCATACCGTGGCATAACCCTCAACCTCTATTCCGTAGCCAGCGTTCTTTAACGAGTTTAGTTCATCTTCTGTAAAATCAGTAGGGGATTCATGCCCACCATATATTGTCCGAGAAACTGTACTCATGTCTGCCGGTTGTCGAGTCGTTACCGACCCATCGTTTAATATAAATATATTAACCCCTCTAGCCGTCGGAGGATAGAATCTCCGCAAGTTCCTCGCAGGGCTAATAGTCGGAAACCTTGCAACGTCTAAGGTAGGAACCGTATTTTCAAATACAGGCACATACTTTTTGTGAAACAATAATTGATCTACAGACGTTGTAGCATTAATTGTAGACACATCTATGTTCTGGTCCATACTGACGGTCACAGACGGCGTTGTAGACGTTCCACCTATTACTGATGGTTCTACATCAGCGTTGCCTGAAATCGTCGCAGAAGGCGTTGTAGCAGCCGTAGAAACAAGGCTAGGAGCTACACTTGCTGTGCCAGATATAGTCGCAGAAGGCGTAGTTGAAACACCAGCAATAACACTAGGGGCTACGCTAGCCGTACCCGATATTGTCGCCGACGGCGTAGTAGTAGCGCCAGCAATAACGCTAGGAGCTACACTAGCTGTCCCGGATACAGTCGTAGCAGGAACAGTCGTTGTACCTGCAATTACCGCAACGGCAGCATTCGCAAAGGCTGTTACGGTTACAGCCGGAACAGTCGCAGAACACGCTATTGTTGATGCGTTTACTGTTGCATCTGCTTGCGAATAGTTTACGCTTGAACTTGCGTAGGTAACCGCAGATGAGCTGTAGTTTATTGTCACCTGCTGACCTCACTACTCGTCGCCGTACAGGGACTCCTCAGATGCGGTATTCTTACCAACCAAAGAAAATGATTTATCGCCAACTTTCGTGGCAGCCCAGCCTTTGAGAACTGATAGCACAGCAGCAAACCCAGAGGCTGCTACTAGTTTCCAGTTGCTTACGCCCATGTCAAGGAAGCTGTTACCACTGATTGTGGCTACTGCTGCTTGTACGAATGTTGCTCCGCATCTTTCAAGTAAATCTAGATATTCTTTCATCGTAATAACGCCTTCCAAGTATTTGGTCCAACTACGCCGTCAACATATAGTAGCCGACGCTT